TTACTGATATATCCAATCATGACGCTGTACCGCTCTTTCTTCCCATTCGCGATATTCGCCGTTCTTACGCTTTTGTTTGGTTATCGGGTCTTGTTTAAACGTTTTGGTGTTATGGCAGCTATGACATATTGATTGGTGATTAAAATCGGGCCAGAACAACACATCACTGTCACCGTCTATCGGGATAATGTGGTCAACAATGGTTGCAGGGGTGTAGATATTGGCTTTCAGGCAAATCACACATAAGGGATTCGCTTTCAAATACATCAACCGATACTGACCCCATTGATTACTGTAGCCGCGTGCTGTTCGTGTTCCTCGTTTGCTGTCTTGTACCCGTCGGGCTTCCCGTTTGTGCTCATCACATCGACCCGACTTTACGCGCTGTTTGCATCCGGGATAGGCACAACGCTTTAAGGGGCACCACGGCATTAGTACACCCCCACATCACGATAAACCGACCACAACGATTTAATGGTGAACGGTACTTCTTTAAGATCTGCATCTGTTGCCATCTCTCTATTCTCATATAGCAAGCTGATGTAAAGCAGGCAGCCCACTTTAATCGCAGGGGTGAAGACCAAGCCTTCGTCAAACCGCTTACCAATATGTTGCTGGCAGACTTCTAACGCAGCTTCGGCATAGCCCATCAATAACTCATCATCAAGGGTGTCGCTTTCATCCAGTCTGCAATGTCGCTTGATTTCGTTCAGGGGGATTTTAATCTCCGTCATCTGAATACGCCTCCTTTGCAAAGCAGTTCTAAGCGGGTATGTTTGGAATCAGGGATAACCGCCATAATGCTAAAAGCTGTTCCCCTCGTGTTTGCTCCGTGATAGGTAATGCTGTTCGCTGTGGTCACATCAGCACGATAACGCAGCCAGATACGTACGGTGGCTTCTGAGAACACCGCACCGGAAGCCATTCGTTCCCGTCCGCTAATTGCTTTCACTTCCGCCCAGACGGTGGCAACATCCACCCATTTATTAATCACTGAGCCGAAGTCATCACGGCTGATTTCATTTTTCTGGATAGTCACCTGATGCCTTAATCTGCCTGCCCTCATTCTTTGTCCTCCGGTTCAGTGGGCTTCTTCACTTCAACGGTTTGCTTCCACGCCTGACTGAATTCGTCACCACCTTTACGGGGAGATAATCCCTCACGTTCGCGGGCTTCATTCGGGCACATCACCCCGGATTTAATCGCGGTTTCGTAGCTCTGGAAGCGTTCCCTTGGATTGGCCCGAAGCAAATCGGCGGTATCAAACTCCACCTGATAACGAATACCCCGCTTCGGGGATGCTATCAGCAAGGCCGATTTAATTTGTTGCTCAAAGTTGGCAAGCCACGGACGCATGGTGATAGTCAGAAAGGCGCGGGAAGCTTCGCTAAAGTTGCTGTAAGTGCTGTTCGAATACTCCTGCAAAAAGATCGGGCTGACGTTGAACATCCGAGCGATATCGTCAATCGTGAAACGACGAGAGGCCAGCCATTCGGCATCCTGGTTACTCATCCCCAATTGCTGGTATTCCATCCCGCCTTCAAGAATAGGGGTTTTACCCGCATTGCGAGCCCCCTTGTAACGTTCCAGGGCTTCCAGTGCCTTGGCGCCCTTTGCACCATCCAGCCAATCCGCGGATTTAATTACCCCTGACGCCATCATGCCGTCTTTCATGATACTGGCACCGTGGCGTTGTTGTGCCAGCCCTAAGCCCAATGTTTCACGGCAAATGGTGACAGGCGAGCGCCCAAGAAAGCCGTCTTCGGTGGCATAGCGCAAATGCAGGATCTCTTCCTGTAAGTAAGTTTTCACCTTGCCGCTGTAGGGTTCTGTGATGGTGTACGCGAACCGGTGATCGGATAGCCGTTGAGACACTACCGAAGACGGCGGGTAAGGATGCAGGGATTGAGGCTGACCATCCCGCCCCCAGACAATCACCGCATAGGCATTACCATTCAGCAAACAATGACGCATCAAGGTACGTTTAAACTGAAATGGTGTCTGGCAGTCATTCGGACACTCATTTAGCAGGTAATCAACCGGATGATCACTGAGCCATTCGCGTGATTCGGTCCCGTTCTGGTGCTGTACCCGATAGAGATAACAAGGCATCGTTGCCACGGCTTCACTGATCACGGTGACGGCATTCATTACCGCAGGTAAGCCCTCCGCCGTGGATGGGGAAACATGTTCACCCGATTTGGTGTTAGAGATACCCGCCAGGGAAAGAAACTTATCAAGGGTCATGTTTCGGGTTTCTGGGACTTTTCGCTTAAACGGCCACATGGTTACACCTCGGACAGTTGTAGCCAGTAGTGACGCAAATCAGCATCACAGGGTTTAGCTGCATTCAGTGAGCGCTTGGCAATTTCCACCCCGCTTTCGGGGTAGGCGGGTAAGCTGGTCACGGTGATTTCCCGTAATTCAGCTTCCAATACCGTTCTGACATAGGGTGATTGATCGATATCCCAATGATCTTTCAGTGACCTAAATCCGAAGGATATACCGGAGATATCACCCCGCTCCACCAGCGTAAGTACATCGCGCCCCAATTGTGTATCAGGCGGTATTAACTCGAAACGTAATCCGGTGGCATCTTCGGCAAGCTGTAACGTACCGGATGTGGTACGGCCTAATAGGTTCATGTGATCATGTTCATAAAGTGCCCTGACATCTGCACCAGAAGTTAAACTGGCATTAAAGGCAGTCGGAGCAAACTGCTCAACAAACTCGTCCCACAAGACTTGGGATCGGCTGTTCCATTTAATAACATACCCCACTAGCTTTTTATTAGCAGCGGATAAAGACGCAGTGCGAATTTCAAAATTTTTATTCATCCTATCTCTCATAGGGGACTTTCGCTTACTTCAAGGATCTTTATTGCGTTGGAATCCACCAGACCACCGCCCAAATATTTGTCAGTATGTACCTTATAAAATCCTGGTTCGGTGATATTGTCGGGACGGGTACGTGTGCCGGTCTCATGGTCAACAATGAAATAACCACGCTTAAAGTCGCCCAGACCAATAACACCATCCGGCATAAATTCGAGATAGTGGACAGACAAGCCCAACAACATATCGGGATCACTCGCCTGTAAACGCTCACGCCAGATATAATCCCCGTTGCCATTTTTCAGCTTTTGCACCTTAGCAGCAGTATTGGAATTCATCACCCACACTGAGTTTTTGCGATATTTGATCTTAAGCAAGAACTTAAGATCAATCAGGCTGTCGGCCTCAAGGGTGGTGACTTCCAGCTTTTGCAGGGTACCAAAATCACGTGTCTTGTCGCCTTTCGTGTCACGGTGATAAGAGAGGAAGCCTTTTGCTTTTTTACTGCCGTTACCACTCACAAGATCCGTTTCTTCGGTGTCTACAAAGGTGTCGCCAATTTCTGAGGTCAGCCAGCCCAGAATATCAACGTCGCTAAAATCAATAATCTCTTGTGTCGTTTTGGGATAGGCGTAGATAGGGAACAGCTTAATGCTGATTTCTTCTATTTTTGGTGTTGTTGTCTCATCGCGTACTTTGCCTTCTTCCCCATGCGCCACTGCTGCGCCACCAACTGAAACCAACTGCTTATATTCGCTGCTGCGTGTGGTTTTCACCGTACAGATTTGACGCATCACTGATTCATCAGCAAGTTGTTGCATGATCTGCTTGTTCAGTTCAGGGATGACAGTATAACCTCCATCAACCGGAACGCTGGTAGACAGTGAACGGGTTTCGCCTGTCAGAATATAAGTACGCAATTCGTCATTGCTGAGGCGATCACATTTCTGAACAGGGTTACCCACTTGGGAGCGTTCTTCATCGGCGAGAGCTTCATAACGGACAATTTTAGTATTCAGCGTGTCAGATTGGCTGTGCAGTTCATCAAACTGTTTCGCTTCATCCTCGGTCAGTGAGCGTTTTTCGTCTTCTGCTTTAGTGAGAAGGGTGCGCATTTGACAGGTTAGAGCGGCTTTTTGCTGGCGCAATTCAAGTAATTTTTTCATGGTGTCTCTGCATGTAGGTTAAGGGGTTTGCTGTTCATGCAGGTTTAAAAAAACGGTAGCTGTCAGAACCACCGCTTTAAGGATGTCAGCATGGAATAACTGAAACAAAAGACGTACCTACACGTCGCAGCACCAACCATTTAACACCATGAAAAATAATAAAAAACCCCCTTATCTTGAGGCGCAAAACATGCGATAACATGAGAGCAAAATATTTACAAAACTTTATGTTAATATCTCACGAACAACGGCAAGAAAACGTAAATAGTTTACTGAGAGGCTTACATGAGTTTTAATCTTAATGCGTTGGCATATCCTGAAATTATAATTATTGATAACACAGAACATAGTGCCAGTAGAAAAGGGAATACAGTCAAAATTCCTTATACAGATGAACCTGATGTTGGGATAGGCGATACAATTACTCAAAAATCAGGCAAACGAGTAATTGAACTTAAAGTGTTGGATGTTTCATTTTTACCCGGTGGAACACTACAAGTTGGCACTAAACACAAGCACATGTTAATTATGGAAGTAGAGATTATGACAGCCAGTGAACATAAATCAAAAAATCATAACTCAGTCGTTAAATAAGATTCCAAAATAGCGCTACATCTTATATCACTCATAATTCTATGTATAACAATGGGTTGAAGAAGGCCATGTGTAGCAGAATTACGAAACGTTATTTAATATTGGCAATATATCAGGACATCAGGTGCAGGTTGGTAATAATAATTCTCAAATTACCAACATCAGCATTCAGGATATAGCTGAAAAAATTGCTCAATCCGGTGATAAGGAAGCTAAAAATGTGCTAATAAAGTTTTTAGAGAATAATACTGTAGCAAGTATTGTCGGAGCTGGCGTTACAGGTTTAATTGGCTTACTTTGATATAGCTATATCAAAAGCCGAGTTTATAAGGCTCGGCTATAAGTATATTATTTTTCACTCAGTCATTCAGGTACATCATTTATAATATTTCTGAATCCCTATAACTGTTCCATTAAAACATCTCATTGCTCTTTATTGGCCGCCAATATTTCTTGTGATAAGGAATGTCTTAAACAGCCACCAGAATCTTGAAAGAAAAAAGCGTGACCATTTACCAACTGACGATATTCAGCCGTATGTAAATCGTCTAACTGAATAATATTATGATAATCGTAATGTGTTCTTATATCTTCTTGTGTAATTGGCTTGATGCCCCCTGAAAAATAAAAAAATAATTATTTATGCCAGCCAGAGGATAGCCCCCTGAAAATCTTTTTGAGCCTCTCAACTGTGCACCTTATACATATTTCTTTGTAAGCCTTGATACATCTTGCTTTGCGAGGGTTAACACTGTATTCACCAGCCGTACACCCTGTTCACCCTTACCGTTAATTATTGGTGTATAGCATGCATAGTTGGTGTACAGGTGAAAGATAACTATACACCCTATTTTTGTATTTAAAATCAATTAATTATATGATTTTGTGTATAGGGTGCATACTTAACGTCAAAACTTTATATAGGGTTGGTTATAAGTCTCTGCGTTCAGGTACAGCAGGAAGCCATTCTTCAGCCTCATCACCTAAATTGACGTTGTAAAAATAACCCTGTTTAGTTCTGACTTTTCGGTAATCCTTTTGGTATTCCTGCATCACCTTTGGCATGGATTCACCGAACTTTGTTAATGTGAGCGGCCTATCAAATCCGTAAGCCTCCATAAAAGACAGATAAGCATGATACAGGTAAATACGGGGCGCTCTTGGAACGATGTTCTTATTCCCCATTTTCATGCCAGCAGCTTCACCCAATGAAACCAGATAACCGCAAAAGTTATATAATGGGTCTGAGTGACTCTTCACTGAGAGGGCTTCCCCTGAATCCCGTTGCTTATGCAGTAATTTTCTCGCCTTCTCCTGGCTGGCAAATTCCCCCAGCAAATAACGAATAATGATAGGTAACTCACGGCTAATCTTTTCAGACAATAATGGATCTTTCTCTGATTCCTTAACCGGATTATTAAAAGGAAATATGACACGCCGCCTTGCAATACCGCCATTACGCTCGGTGAAGCTCATTGGCTCGTTATTTGTGGCTAATACAACGGCTTTAATAATCGTTGAAAATTGCTTTTCATATTTGCCGTCAACTTCAATTAAATCACCGCCCGTAATAGCTTTGATACCAGCCCCCTCACCGACATATTTGACCTGATCAGGTAATGTGATAAGACTTTTTCCGACAAACTGATAACGTCCCCTAGCTTCATCCAGTGCTTTCATATTGCCGCTTGCGGTATTGTGTTCACCGGCTAATAAAGTCGCGATATAAGTAAACACACTTTTACCGCTACCGCCTTCGCCTGTCACTTCAATAAATAGCTGCCAGTCATAACGGTTTGCCAATATCATAAACAGGGCGGCATTAATGCGGGCCATCTTGTTCACATCATTACTCGCGGCATGGGATAACCAGCGGTAAAAATTCGGAGCGTGTGCCTGCAAATTTTCCCCTTTTACGGGCTGAGTAAATTCAATGCCATTATGGTTCATTAGCCAGTGTTCAGGTTGGTGAGGCTTAAACACCTTCGTCGATAAATCATAAATACCATTACTAAATCCGATGATTTCCCTGAGTTGCTCTCTGATAACAGGGAGTTGCAATTTCATTGCGTTAATCGCGTTGTTTATTCCGCTAGGACTATAGGGTGTGTCATGTTGGTTAAATATCTCAACCATTGAGCGGCGTAAATTGCTATCCGGCACTTTTTCCCATGTGACATTATTATAATGATAGACGGTTTCGCTTTCTGGATTTACCGCTATCTTGCCGTAATATTTAGCCAGTAATGCACCTCTTTGACTGGCAGCCATCTGCGCTAAGTTGGTATTTGTATGTTTTTCCTCATGAATGATTGTCACCGTGGTTTTCACTGGTGCTTTCTTCCTTACCTGATACAAACCCTCATTAAATGTTTGTTTTGCTGCCTCAAGCCCGTATTGTTGGCGGTAATCATCCCAATCGGCTTTCTCTTCTGTAGGGGGAACCGTTACCCAACCATTGACTGCTTTTGCGGCTTTTTCTGCTGATTCTTTGCCCACGTTCTTATGACCGGACTTAATATCGTTGTCGGCTGTAAGAATGATTTTTGCTTCCGGCCACTGTTCTCTGACCTGTTCAGCAACGGGCAATAAGTTCCCCTCAACAATTGCTGCAAGGACAAGCCCATTATGTAATTGACTAATCGTAAGGGCAGTCGCATAACCCTCAGCAATCAATACTGTGTTGGGCTGTTCCTGCCAACATGAAGCTAGAATAAAAGCGCTTTTCCTTTGGGTTCCTGATATCAGCTTTTTCTCGCCGTTCGATCTGATAATCTGTGCGCCTGTTGCCGTTCCGTCTAGCGTTCGTGTAACCAGTAACAAAGAACCATCGGCCAGAATTCGCTGATTGGGGCATTGAAGCCCCTTTTCAGTCAGATAGTGAGATTCTCCCGTAATAGATTTTGCTACCAGTGCCGCGACTCGCTCCGCAATTGGCTTTACTGTGCGGGGCTTTTCTTTGGCTGGCTTGGGTTCGGGTAAGGGTAAGGGGAATGCCAGCGCATCAGAGACCGCCTTTGTTGCCTCAATAATCGTGATCTTCTTGGCTCTGACCAATAAATCCAATCCATCACCGTAATTCGGCTGGTCACACTGGCGACAATGCCATTCGCCATTATGATGATCATCAATGAAGTGAAAACGGTCAGTTCCCCCACATATCGGGCAAGCACCATGCTTACCCCTCGCAGGAACATCAACACCACATGCAGTTAGTAAACCTTGCCAATGATTCTTAGCTGCCGTTTTCACGGAATGGATATCTGTACGACTTACCATTTAGGGAATCCCTCGCGGTGATAAAGCTCAAATTGGGCATTTTGTTCTGTGTCATTGAGTGCCTCGGCTATTCTTGGCAAATACATCAGCGCTTCACCTAAGCGGCGTAAATCACTCCTGGCCTGATCACCTGAATATTCTTTATTATCCTTGTCCGTTGACCAGAAAGCCAACTCCCCCAAAGTAGATAATCCCGCCATAATCGAACTGTGCGCCCCTTCTGAATGCTTGCGCAAATCTTTAAGTTCCTCAGTGCTCATGTTGTTAAAGTCACAGCGTGCTAGGTAGTTATAGATATCAGACATAATTAAGCTCTCCTTGCGCAGGTGTATTCTTTGGTGAGACGGATAGTTGGCATAATGACGAGGTTATCAAAGCCATCACGAACTTCAGATGACGCGATACAAACACCAGATTAGACTTACCCACCAGTAGACTCGCTTCATTTTCGCTATCCACCAATCGTTGATTGCTTGACGCAATTAGGAATGTAAATTTAAGGCGAGTTTGGTTATGCTGTTGTATAGCCATAATCGTTACCTGTATTAACGGTTGTTGGTTAGACGCCTCGATAGTGTTAGCCTTACTTCGGGGCGTTGTTTTTGGTTCACACTTGTCATACACTTGGTATACGAAGGCAATATAAACAGGAGTAAACCAAGTGTCAACCATTAGGATATCAGGAAAGGGAAATAAGCAAATCGCATTAAGAGTAGAACCATCCCTTGAGCAAGGAATAAAAGCAGCGTTAGCCCAAGATGGCGACGCTTCTGTTTCTGCATGGATAAAGCGCATTATCCGTAAAGAATTACAAGCAAGAGGTATCGAATCTAACTCTTGAACCAACCAACAATTAGTTGTCTGGTTAACTGAGTAAATCTCATTACCTCGGTTAACCGCTCCTCTAAAAGAGGGTAAGTTAACTAATTGATTTACTTCGTTCCTCAGATTTGAGGCATCATTAATGCGTTGATTTGCTTCACGAAGCAAAAAGCTGATTATTTTAAGGGTAGTATTCGCCGTGCTATCCTTTTCTTTTTGTACTCCACTAAATGGTGGCTGCAAACTTTGACCAGACTGTATATTCGTAGTCTGAATATTTATCAGTGGATTAACGTGATTGTTAGGTTGGAACATTAAATGTTCCATGATATTTACCGGCATCACTATTTAGCCTCCATGCGTTTAGCTAACCAACGTTGAGTTAGTTTTGTTAGCTTCTGTTTTCTTTCGTCTTTAGGAATATCCAGATCAAATAAAGCAGCACTACGCATTTCCAAATAAGTAAGTAATTCCAACTGCTCCGTGCTCATATTGTCCCGAATTTGCCTTGTGTGAATATCGCGAGTTTTAGCCCACCGTTTCGGAGACTCACCAAGTACAAGCGTATTAAGGAAATAAAACTCATTGCTATAGGTGTGTCCTCGCTGATCATCACCGTTACGCTCAATGTATAACTTCACAGCATCAGCAAGACTGCGATACTCGGCCTTAGTTTCCAGGCGTTCGGTGATCCAGTTCTCCATGTAGTTAAACTGTTTGATATAGTTTTCTTTGAACGCAGCCGCTTTCTTGCCAGTGAAGCCCATTACAAGGAATGAAAAACCATCTTTTGTTACTTCATAGGAATCATACTCATTACCACGATGCCAATATTGAACCCGCCGAAAGTTGCGGGTTAAAAATTCGTCAGAGCAATCTAGATTTTCAATTCTTTTTATTATTTTGTCGTGGTCACGTTTAAAATATTTTCCAATTGCCTGAGAAGTCGTTACTGGTTTATTGCCAACAATAATTACTTCTGGCATTGCTAAAGCAGATTTATTTGCATCTTTACAGAACAATTCATTATTCAAAATATCGCTCCGGCTGAATTTAGAGTAAATTTGACCGTTGCCAACCAAGGCAGTAATTTTTTTCATGATGTTATTCCTTAATTAGCTGGTTTACGGCTATATGGGTTATTCACGTTTTCTATAGTTGGAGGATTACGTATCCACCATAAAACATCACTTAAAAGCCACGCGCAGGAATTACGACCAAAATGACAACGAGGGGGAAATAGACCTAGACTTTCTAATTTGTGGCAATGTCCTCTCGATATACTCGTTAGTCTTTTTCTCTCTGCTTCCCTTATTCTTCGCTCGAATTCTCCATAAACGGAAAGAACATATTTCCTCTGTTCGTCAGTAGGTAATATGAATTTTTTCATTACATTACCTCACCGCGAGATTCCGCGATACGTTGATCTATCCAGCTATCAATTTCTGATTCAACAAAAGCGACTGAGCGAGTACCGATTTTAACTTGCTTTGGGAATTTATCATCTGCGATAAGTCTGTAAATCCACGCCTTGCTATAACCAGTTCTGCGTTGAACTTCGGGTAGACGAATAAAATTTTTAGCCATTTTGTTTACTCCTATGTACGTTCAAATTACAAGAGCGATGTTGGCATAAGAATATACCCTGATAGCAAGATCTTTAGGGTTCAGGGTAATTTACTGTGAGGGTAATAGGAGCTTACTTGAAGGATAAGGGCAGATGGATAATCTACCCTGATAGTAACTTTGTTATCTCTTTATTGGACACGCCACAAGCTCTATACATTCAGCTTGTTTCTTTGAAAAACCCCGATCAACAAGAGCTGTTATGATACTCTCTTGATTACCTCGGTTGATTTATCATCAGGATTATATCCAACCCATTCTTTATTTCTTATTTCTATAGCAAGAGCTAATGGATCGTCTTGTCTAAAATTGTTCAAAAATAAGATATCATCTTTTGAATTTAATTCGTTAGCTTTGCGTAATAAATCAATTTCTTTACGAAGCTCTTCTATGATTTCATCTTTACTATCTTCTTTCTCATCTGCTAATGTCATCATTCCAATAGGTGAATCGGTGATAGGAAAATCTATATCTATTTTATGATTCTTAAAAAAGGAAATTAGTCTGTTTTTATCGAAACCATAAGTTGAATAACATCTTTCATTAAATAGCACCGGAAAACCAATTATCATTGATAGTAATTCACCTTTCATTTCATGCTGCTCAACACAAACTCTTTTATTTTCATCAAAGAAAATGAGTGGAGGTATTCCAGATATATACGAATTTCTACGCATCAATCTATTGGGATGGATATATTTCTGTAACCATTTTGCAGCTTCAACCAAATCAGCACCAAGTAACTTACTTTTAATTGTTAGAACCACATCCCTGAAAGTAACGAATTGGATTTCAACATCCCTAGTCATCGTGTCACCTCACGTCCTCTATTTGTAGGAGCTATGCCAGTCCGTAGAGGTGTACGGGTTTTCGGGAGCGACCCTAGGCATAGCTTTATTCTTTAACGTCTTGGATAGTCTACTAAAGACAATTATCACTGTCTATTCATCCAGCCTTACAAGTATCCAATTTGTGACTTTATACAAAGCTATTTCCGGCTCTTTTTAGCGAAATCATACGGTGTTATATGTTTTTCTCTATTTGCATCCAAATAGTCCGCCCACCACTGAACCATTAACCGCCTTTCATCTAAATGTTTAGAAGTATGAATGTATGCAGCCTTAACCTTTTTTCTTTCTACATGGCTTAACTGGCGTTCTATTGCGTCATCATTCCATAATCCAGACTCACCCATAGCACCGCGTGCCATTGTTCTAAATCCATGTCCACAGACTTCTGTTTTGGTGTCATAGCCCATAACGCGCAAGGCATTATTAATTGTGCTTTCACTCATGACTTTCTTTGGGTCATGATCGTTAGGGAACATCACTTCACAATCGCCACTCAGCCCGTATAAGGTTTCGATGATAGAAACAGCCTGACGACTCAATGGTACAATATGCTCTGTTTTCATTTTCATGCCACGTTCAGAAAACTTGACCCCTTCAATGGGTTTTCTTGTTGCGGGTATACACCAGATAGCCCTCTCAATATCTATCTCTCCCCAACGCGCAAATCTCAACTCACTAGAACGAACAAACGTGAGTAAAGTTAGTTCTACTGCGAGGCGAGTGATTAAGCGTCCTCGATAGCAAGAAATGCGGGTAAGAAATTCGGGTAAACGTTCATGGGATAGGGCAGGGTGATGGTTGGATTTCACTGTAGTGAGAGCGCCAGCCATATCATTGGCAGGGCTGGATTCAAGAATATCATTCTGGACGGCATAACGCATAATAGCAGTAACACGCTGTTGCAATCGTTGGGCAATGTCATGTTTACCATCGGCATCAACGGCTTTGATCGGAGCTAAAAGGTGGCTTGTTCTTAAAGTAGATATATCGAGCGTACCAATATGAGGAAAAATATAATGTTCAAGGCTACGCAGAACTCGGTTGCTGTGATCTTCACTCCATCGTTTATTGCTTGTGTGCCATTCTCGGGCAATTAGTTCAAAGGTATATGTCTCCTTTGACTCGGATTGTGCTCCTTTTTTCTCTGCTTTAGGGTCAATACCTTGAACAAGCAACTTTTTAGCTTCATCTCTTTTAATTCTTGCATTAGCTAAAGACACTACCGGATATACACCAAAAGCTAGTCGGTCTTCTTTCTTATCGGTAGGACGGCGGTATTTCATGCGCCAGTATTTAGAACCGCGTGAAGTGATTTCCAGATAGAGGCCGCCACCATCAGCGAGTTTATAGGTTTTCTCTTTGGGTTTTGCTGTGTCGATTTGTCGTGCGTTTAGTTTCAT